TCTTGGCTGGGAAGTGGGTGAGGTCTAACTCGCCCTCGTAATGAGTCAAGTTATTTCCCTGACTGTGACTCCCCACTACCAGTCACTTCTTTACGCTTGCGATAGCGAGCGACACGGACACGGGTTGCAGAGTTGTAAGCGTCAATGCAGGGCTGACACGTTTCGTGTGTAGGGTCTTTCATCTTCTGTCGCCTGTGCCACGCCCACGCACGTTCAGTACCGTGCTCAATTTCTTTTCTGTTGGGTGGCTCATAGCCAAGTGACACTGCAACGATACGCAGTTCGTGGTAGTCAAGTCCAGCCCACACACCCCATGCTTCTCTGTGTTCCAGTGCCCACTGCAAGCAATCAGACTTGAGTGGACAACTAGTACAGATTAGTTTGGCACGTTCAATTTTAGATGTACGGTCATCAAAGAATGTTCTTGTCTTACCTATACATTTAGCAAGCAACCAGTCTGTCACTAAAAGTCGGCTTCAACCGTCTTTCCCGTAGACTCTGGCTCTGACATTGTTGCGGTCTTAAAGGTGAGGTCTGCTGCTACCTTCGTAGCATTGACAACAATCTTAGTGAACTTAGTTCCATCTTTTTCCCAACGCTCTTGGGATAGGTTACCTAAAACCACAACTAGGTCACCCTTCTTAAGTGAAGCGCATAAGTTCTTTGCTTGGTCGTTCCAGATAGTGCAGTCGAAGAATGATGCGTAGTCTTCGTCACCCTTTTTGCGATTAACTGCAACGGTAAACTTTGCTAAAGCAACTCCCTTGTTAGTAAAAGTTAATTCGGGGTCTGCTGTAAGTCTGCCTTGTAGCACGGTATCCATTCTTATCTACTTTCTCTTTGTTTGTAGATAGTAATTGTATCACCGTTCTGTCTCATTTAGCAAGGTTATCCACTGCTCTAATGTCATAACCACGTACGCTTCCTTAGCCCCTCGGTTACGCCGTTTGATTATTGATACGCCAAAGTCAGCACGGGCATTGGCTTGTTCGTGCAATGCTTCATCAACAATAGACGCAAGCGTTATCTTGCCTACGTTCTTGCACTCAAAGACTATGCCAGGTAGCCCGTTGAGGTCACCCTTGTCAATAGTGTTGCCTGCTCCATACCTGCGTTCAATAGTGACACGCCCTCTGTCGTTAAAGTAACGAGCAACATCTCGCTCCCACTGACTGCCTTTAATTTTTTGTGGTGTCGTCATACATACCAATTTCTTCTTGTATTTTTGTAAGTTCCTTCAAGAGTTCTTCCTTTGTCATTGATTCACTGATTCGACCAAGAGCATTGTCCTTCTGTGGTGTCGTCATTGCCCTGCCTCCAAAGATACATTGTTTTTGTACATGCGTTGCTTAACTATCCTAGTGCGTGCGCTGGCACTAAGCCCCGCCCTGTATCCTATTTGTTGGTACTCAGAATAAGCATCCTCTAAACATTGCTCGCTTACTGGGCAACCATGACAGATGTTTTTAATTTGTTCTTCTACTAGGTAAGACTTACCCATTTTAGGATGAAAAATGTTCACGTCCATCCCCCTACATTTTGCTTGTTCTAACCAACTCACTTCTTTCCCTTTCGCAGTATGTCTTTAAAGTTAGCAGGCATTGGAACTGACTCTGCCCTGCGTTGTTCGTATCGCTCATCATACTTACGCATACTTTCACGCACTCTCTCAGGGTCATACACAACCTTCGGTTCACTGCGTTCGTGTGTCTGCGCTTTCAATGTGTCAAACTTCTGGCGTAGTTTCTCAGGATTAAGTATCACCCTGTACCAGAACGAGTCATCCATTGCCCACTTAATTACGTTTCGTATTTCATCTTCAGTGTGACCATCAACACGAATGAGCAGTTCAATGTAACTCACTGCACCCACGTCATTGTTAAATGGCTTCAGTCCGTTGCGTTCTATGCGTTCGTTCAGTTCACCCGACAAACGTTTTGCTGAGTCCCACGTTGCACCTGAACGCATTGGCTTACGCCATTGTCGGTCACGTTTAATCGCATCGTTCACCTGTGCGACAGTTACTAAACCATCGCTGACCAGGATAGATACTACCCTCTTAAAATCAGTTGCCATTCCTGAACTCATCCAATGCAATGGTGAGGTATGTAATCATGTCAAGCAACGAGTCCTCGATACCCTCGTTCGCAAGTGTCGAACCCTGAGCCGCAAGTTGTAGACGACCCATCTTGTCGTTGGCTCTGAGCACTGCACCCACCCACGATGGGATACCAAAGGCCATGCTCTGTCGTATGTTGTAGTACGGGTTCTCTGGTCGACCATAGTCACGTGACTTCTTGTCGTGCATCTCCTGCACTTCTTGCAAAATTACATTGAAGGATGGGTTCATCGTGACACCGGCAACTGAGCAATCATGTAGGCATCAGCATCAGCATCCCACCACTTCTCACTGCCAAGACGTACAACGTGCACGCACAGGTCAGCATCAATGTCCGCTAAGCGTTCCTCTAGTTCCGTCATTGGTGTTCGACCATGACGTTCGCAGTATTGCTCACTGCAAAAACCATTCTTAATTCCGTAATCAATCCACTCATCAAAGTTCATTAGCAACCATCTGTCCATTCTGGGTATAACCCGTGATTTCTTGTCCAATAAAAATACGCTACTGCGTTCTGTTGTATCTGTGTTGCCTCGTTAGGTGTGGCAGGTAGCCCGCTAATGTTAGCACGAGCAAACTGCCAAATCTCAGGCATGAACTGATACATTCCCTGCGCTCCCGATACCACATTGGTATCAACGAGTTTGTTTCTACTCTCCGTGTATGCAATACACTTGAACTGCAACTGCACACTTGGTGGCAATGCGGTGATGGGGTCAAACTCTCTGATTCCGTTTGCTACCATCGGTGCTTCATCTGCCTTCGCAAGTGTTGTCGGCGGTGCTTGAAAGAAAGACAACGAAAGCAACGCTGTCCCCATCGCAAGCACGGGTTTAATCAAACCGACCCCCACCACTAGGATGTCGGAGTTTAGATAGTTCTAATTCCAACGCTGTGGCCTTCATCTGAAACGACTTAGCCATGTCCATGTATTCTTCAACTCTCAGGGTTAGTTTTTCATTCCTTTCCCTGAGATAATTTATTTCTATTTGTTCCTGGTTCATGTTCCCTCTCATTAAACTGGGTGTACTTATTTTTATTACTAGGACAACGATGCAATACTTCTTCTGCTCTTGCTTCAATCAGCAATAGACACTTGGGGCACACCCATTTTCTCATCGTTACCTATACCTTTAATACATTGAACGGTGGCATCGCCATGTTGCTATGTCTAACCGTTATCTTCAACGCCACACGAACTGCTGTGTCAGGCTCTACCTTCTGTTCAGCGAGTACAGCAATCGCACCAGTGCCAACACTATTACCAGCACCGATAGACGCATAGTTCTCCTTAAACTTTATGACAGAGAAATCCTCATCAATTTCGTACAACGCTTTCTTTGTTACTACTAACAGACTCCACTCACCACCAGGGTTTGTTTCCATCAAGTGATTACGTAGTGCGTACGGGTCACTGAGTCCTGACTTGCGTGCCAACTCAATGATACGAAACGTACCCGAACCACCAATCAAAGAGTCGCCTGACTTCCATACCTTTGGCTCACCCGACAATTGAAATAGACCGCCATCTTCGAAGGCACCTGAGTCGCCACCAATAGCGTATGTCTTTCCATCTGTGTAACCAATGATAATTGTCATGACAATTCAATGTCCCTAAGTATGATTAGACCCTTGTTAGTTATCTTACACACCATTGCAGGGTTGCCCCGTGTCGTTGGTCGTGTCTCTCCAGTACGCTCAATCAATTTGTTCTTGCGCAGTACTGAGCAATGCCTACGGTCATCGTACTCACCAAGTATCTCAGCCTTATCACCTGCTTCTTGGTCAGTCATTGGACCGTGTTCCCTAAACGCTAGCAACAAACGATGACGCTCTTTGCCACGCTTAATGGGTAGCATCTTCGCTGCTTCGTGACTAGTCCAAGGGTCCGTCTTGTGAGCATAGGTTTCCATGCTCATGAGTACATCTAAAAGATTCTCATTCATTGTTCCACCTTAAATTTTTCTGGCACAACACCACGGTAAGGCAGTTGTTGTGGCTGTGGCTTGAATGATGCACCACACAAGTGACACAGAACCACGGGAGCCTGTGCACTTATGTTGATGCGCCAATCATGCTTACAATGTTTCATGACAACTCTAGAACTACTCCCGCAACCTCTGCTGAGGATAGGTCACTCAATGATTTAAGTTCACGGCCTACTAGACCTTCAACAAACTTCTTACGGTCTGCCGGTGCTTCAAACTTGGCTGATAGTAAATCTCGCATCACGTCCATGGATGATGGTTCCTTTGGCTTGGCTGGTGCAGACTGCTTCGCCTTGGTCGCACTGTTACCATCGTCATCATCGTCAGCCACTAGTCCAAGTACGGACATGTAAGCGTAACGTCGAGCGTATGTAACCGCACTGCCCTGTGCCTGTGGGTCATCCTTAACCATGTGTAGTTTCATTGAGTAGGCCATAAACTGACCTGACTGGTGAAGTAGGTACGTCAACAACGCATCCCCACCTGAATCATCATGGGTAATAAACTGGCTTATGGCTAGACCATGCTTGGCTAGCACTGGGCTGGCACTTGCTACCACGTCGGGTAAAGCCGCATACTTACTCTTAAAGAATGGGTTCGTTGACCCCTTCGGTACTGCACTGAACTCGGCCTGAGCCGCTACCAGCGCACTTGCTAACTCGTTAATCTCATTACTCTGCATTAGGTATAATCCCCTTCTCTTGTAGTTGCATCATTAGTGATGTAATCTTTACTCCTGCTGTTGCCAGATACCCACTTGCGCTAAGCATCATGTCCTCTTCTTCCATCAAGACACCGCCATTGTTCTTGGCTTCCTTCTCATGGAACTCCACCATGTTCCTAAACGAAACATACGCAAAGTACAACGCACCCACCTCTAGTGGGGTAAGACTTAGTTCGTATTCCTCATCCATTAAATGCCACGCTTTCCATAAATCGAACCTGACCCGCACCATCATCTTTACACAAAGAACGAAAAGCACAGTACTCGCACTGCCAACCACGCCCGTTGGGGTTCAGTTCTAGAAACCCACCGTTATCGTCAACGGCAATCCTATCAGGTAAGTAGCCAGCACTTATGTTAAAAGCAAATCCATCCATACGGGCTAGTTCCTCACGTGCCATGGGTTCCCATTCCTCACGGGGTATGTCAAACTCAGCAAGGAATCGGTGAACTCCCTCAATGCCTAGGTTGCTAGCCTTCTGCTTAGACAATGCCTCAAAGCCAATGCTTCCCATAACTAAAGTTTCAATTCGGAAAGTAGGATTTTCCGACTCAATGCCCAGTGCGTTCATGCCTGCCTGAACTATGGCTTTCTTGGCTGGGCCTTCACCTGCGCCCATAGTGCCACGCATACGGTTCCACCCAACTTGCTTGTCAAATGAGTACGTTCCCATAGTCTTCAACTCGTACAGTAAGTGAGTTCCACCGTAGTGTGAGCCAACATCATGGACGCTAATAAGTGCGTCACACGAGCCTGAGATGTCCCCTATCTCTGATGCCACCTCAAACTGTGCTGACGGAAAACGTCGGCTGATGGCTTCTTGTAATGCTTCATGAACGATAGTGCCGAGGCCAGTAACCCATGCCCCCGCTTCGTCCATTGGTTCGGTAGGTGCCACCCCAAAGGCTGCATAGCCTTGTTGCCGTCCACAACTGTGTGCAGACGAATAGCGCAACGGTGTTCCCTTTGCCGTAGGTTTAGGTACTTGGCTCTTGATGTGTAATTCCTCAACAAGAACGTTGGTAAGTACAGGGTTGTTAACTTGAATCATTAGTAACTCCTTCCGTGAGTTGTACCTACGGTACACCCATCGAAAGGCAATGTCAAATATTTAAATAACCACCAAAGTCATGGGTTGTACTCTTAACCGCAATAAGGTTTGCCTGAACGTAGGGAATGTGATTGTTTCTGTGCCATTCGCTAGGGAATAAACTTTGCAGGCACGACACTTGGAAACGTACACGACCATCAATAAAATCTGAGTACTGCTTCTGTGTGTAGTACCAGAACGAGTTCTCATTCCAGTAAGCAACATGTGTAGGGTCTTGGTAGGCACCACGTCCGTCACTGCTTGGGGTCATAGATAGCAACATGCCACCGTGTGCCAACTTGTCGTAGCACCACTCCATAAACGCCACCTTGTTCTCAACGTGCTCCATAAAGTCGTAAGCACGGATAACACCAACGCTACCGTCTTCTATGTCCATGTCAAAAATGTCACCCACGTAATCAACACCAGGTCCAGGGCGTAAATCTACACCTAGGAATCCTTCAGCCTTGTTGTGGTGTGCACCCAGGTCAAGTGCTAGCAGACCTTCACGCTTAGCCCAGGCCACGGCGTTACGTTCTACGGTCTGGTGGTACAACTCCACGGTGCCAGTCTGAATCTCGGCGTTACGTACAGTTTGAGTGTTGTCTGGATGTACACGTTGCAGGTACAGAATCTCAGGAATGTGGTAAAACTTGGTTGCCTGGTACATACGGGCCATTAAATCTTGGTCGTCTAGTACCTCTAGATTGGCGTTATAGCCCCCTATTTGGTCGTATACGGCCCTGCGAAAGGCTCTCAGGTGGTTAGGGGCATACCAAATGTAGGAAAGGTTGTGGGGGTACGGCTCAAAAGAAAGGGCACCCTTGTATCCATCCTCTACGTAGTATTTCCAGCCGTGGGCTGGGTCAAACTCGGAGTCGTCTGGCTTACCGTCCTTAAGAATCTGAGCGGTGTCGGAATAAACAAAGCCTACCTCTGGCATGTTGTCGAATACATACTCCACGTCCATGAGGGCAGTGGGAAGAAGTATGTCGTCATGGTCTAGTTCAAGAAGAATGTCACCCTTGCAATAGTCCATGCACTCACGTTTAAGAGCGCCTACGCCAGTATGTACAGACCAGTACACGGTAACTCGTGCATCCTTTGGTGGGTCCCAGTCGGCATCGCCGTTAAGAAGAACTATCCATTCCCAGTTGTTATTGGTCTGTTCGTTAAGCGAACGGTAACATTCGTTGAGGTACTTAGGGTCATGGCTTGGCGTGAATACACTAATCATTGTCATCCCACTTAAAGATAGCACGGATGTACATAGCAACGTAAAGGAAACTGTACAAAATAAACCCGTATTGTTTTGATTGTAAAGCGTAAATTACCCATAGGCACTCGTTACAGATAAGGACAAACCATCCCCAACGTATCTTGCTACCGACAGTAAACAATCCAAATGAGCCAACTACGGCAAGTATCCAGGACCACATTAGTCGTCAATCATTGCCATAATTAATGCACCTACAAATAGAACAACGCAGAATAAAACTCCAACTACGGTGCGCATTAGAACGAGTATTCCACGTTGGGGTACTTCTTCTTCATGAACTGCACCAGTGGCATCTTTTCGTAGCGTCGGCACAGGTAGTCAAGGCTGACGAACATCGGGTCGTAACTACCGTCACGCACCTCGTGCTTAACTACTATTCCTCGCCAGTGTGCGTTCCCCTGCGGCCCCTTGTAGTCCTCATCATGGAGGTAACATGCGCCCGCAACAAGGCCATGTTGGCTCTTGCCAGCGACGAATCTAAGCCCGTATGCGAGCGTCTGTTGGTGACCCATCGTGAAACTATGGCCAATGGACTTAAGTCTCGCTTCAACGGTGCCTCCTAGTGGCTTGCCTGTCATTGGGTTATAGAAGTAGTGACTGTAGGCTACGCCATCTATCCATAGAATTTCTAAATAATTACTTACTTGCCATCCGCTTCGCTCGTAGTCGAGGTGGTCTGTGGTAACAACTCCTTCAAGTTGTGCATCCATCGAGACAGCACGGTTGATTCTATCTTCGTGGTTACCAAGGAGGATGTGCCTCTCAGGGTTCCATTTAGCGTGCCTGGTCTTACGACGATTCTTGTTGAAGTCGGTGAGTGCTTGGTTGAGAATTGCCCATGCTGCATTTGCGGCCTCTATGTCTTGCTTGTAACGGCGACCTTCCATTGCCTTCTTGCCCTTGTCATACATGGACAGGGACGGCATGTCTGCGTGGTCACCTAGGTGAATAATCTTTACTGGCTTATCGTGGAACTCATCTACGATGTATTGACCTATCCATTTAAGGTGGTCTGTAGGTACCCCAGCCTTAGCCTGAGTGTCTGGAATAATTACGTGTGTCGTTGGTGATTGCAAGGTAATACTCCTTGTGTAGTTCCGCCCATCAGGGAGTCTACCACACAAGTTACAAACAAACAACAATAATGTAATTTACTTCTCTGTTACTGCTCCAGCAACTTCAGCAGGGGTAATGCTGTAAAGGTCGGCCCACTCCATTGCTTTGGGAAACCCTCCGTACCACAAAGCACCAGCCACTAAACCAGAGCAAATCCAAGTACGGGATTTACGTAGACAAATAGCGTCTGGAAGTATGTTATCAATGGCACATGAAAGTATGCTAAGATAACTGTATTTCAACCCGACCTGAGAGCGAGCAAACTTCAGAACGCTTTCACGGTTGGCTGAGGAAGGCAAGTCCAGTACTTCATACGTTCCTCCAAAAGCAGATTCATCAAGAGTTAAGTTGTCAGTAATACCCTTCGGTTGTGCTTGGATGATGTACCACTTGCCATCCACGTATCTATCCAAAATGGCAACGTGATTCCACTTTGAGTACTTGGAGTCAGGCATGAAGTGTTGTGCCCACCTGATACTCTTACCGATAATTCCTTTTGTTGAACAAAATACCAAGTCACCTGGGTTCATCCTTTGCCTCCAATACCTCTACTCGTTCTTCTAAAGAGTTTAATTCGTTGTCCTGACGCACATCCGTAACGTCCTCAATGTTTTCGTGACCATGACGTGTGGCAAAGTACGTGCTGATGTACGCAGAGATAAGACAAAAGCAAACTAACTGCCATGTAAAGTGGCTAACGGCAGTCTTAATGCAGAAGATGTTGGCGAGCCAGTAGCCCACCTCGGTTATGCCAGCAACGTGTGGACGACCTCGTGCCTCTGCCTGAACCATAAGAACAGAGAATACGTTTGCTACACCAAGCGATAAGGCTGCAAGTAATGCTATCTTCATTCTTTGTCCTTTAGTAATTCGTGTATTTCTTTTACCAGAGCGTGTGTCTCTAGGTCTA